CGATACAGAACTAACATCAGAACAATTAAAGAAAAAGAAGTCAGGTAAAAAAGGCCTGAAGATTCAACTACAGGACACAGCTACACAAACAGGTAGTACTGGTGCTGGAGTACAAGTACCTACAGGAGAGTAGTATGGGTAGTATTGGAAAAATTATTGGTATTGGAAAAAAGCCAAAACCTGTTACAGCTAAATCTTCTCCTTCTTCCTCTACGGCTGCTCCTAAAAGCATGGAAGAGGATACTGACGCAGATTTAGCAACTACTTCTACCATGCTAGGTATCAAGAAAAAAGGTAAGAAAGCTCTTGTTACGCAACCAGCCGCTGCAAATGTAGGCGGTGATGGTGGTGTAGGGCTTAACATTCCAAAAGGATAATTAAATGGAACAAGGTGTAGGTGAAGTAGCTAAACGCTACAGTCAACTTGAAGGGGAACGAGACACCTTTTTAGAACGAGGACGAGAAGCAGCAAGGCTAACCATTCCTACTCTTTTGCCAGATGAAGGTCACAGTAGCTCTACTATCTACAGTACACCATATCAAGGTATAGGAGCAAGGGGTGTAAACAACCTCGCTTCTAAACTGTTGTTGGCTCTACTACCCCCAAACAGTCCATTCTTCCGACTTACTATTGACGACTTTGACTTGCAGATGATTGCTGGTGATAATCGTGGTCAGGTTGAAGAAGGACTAGCACGTATTGAACGTGCCGCAATGCAAGAGATTGAGGGTAAAGCTATCCGTGTACCTGTGTTTGAAGCACTAAAGCTTCTGATTGTCACAGGTAATGCTCTTGTTTATATGCCCAAGAAGGGCGGTATGAAAGTATTTAGACCTGACCGTTACGTTGTTAAACGTGATGCAATGGGCAATGTTCTAGAAATAATAACAAAAGAAACAGTATCACCTATGATGCTTCCTGAGGAAGTACAACAGTTGATGCCACAAAATGAAGACCCATCTGACACACATAAGTCAGGTTCTTCACATAAAAGCTACAATCTATATACTTGTTTAGTAGCTACTGATAAAGGCTACATGACCCACCAAGAAGTAGCTGGTATAGAAGTGCCTAATTCTCGTGGTACTTTTAAGAAGGATACTAATCCATTCATCCCTCTTCGGTTTATCCGTATTGATGGTGAGGATTATGGACGTGGTTATGTAGAGGAATACATTGGAGACCTTAGAAGTCTTGAGTCACTTACTCGTGCTATTGTACAGGGTAGTGCTGCTTCTTCAAAGGTACTCTTTCTTGTACGTCCAAACGGTACAACTAAATCTTCTGACCTTTCTAAAGCACCCAATGGTGCGTTTCTGAATGGTGATGCTAATGATGTGTCTACCCTTCAGGTACAAAAGGCGGCTGACTTCCGTGTTGCATTAGAAACAATGCGGATGATTAATGACCGTATGGCTGCTGCTTTCTTGTTGAACAGTTCAGTACAACGAGCAGCAGAACGAGTAACAGCAGAAGAAGTTCGCTTCATGGCACAGGAACTAGAGACTGCCCTTGGTGGTGTGTACTCTATTCTGTCTCAGGAGTTCCAGCTTCCTCTGATTAATATCCTACTGAACTCTCTACAAGCACAAGGCAAGATGCCTAAGATGCCTAAGGATAGTGTTAAACCTACTGTCGTTACAGGTATTGAGGCACTAGGTAGAGGACAAGACCTTAATAAACTTGCAACCTTCTTGCAGTATCTACAGCCACTAGGGGCTGAAGTTATTGCTAGTGAGATGAACATCAATGACTACATTGACCGTCTTGGTGCTTCTCTTGGTATTGATACCTCTGGCTTGATTAAGTCACAGGAACAGAAGATGCAAGAGCAGATGCAACAACAACAACTAATGCAACAACAAATGATGGAACAGGCAGCTATGGGAGCAGCACAAAGAGCAGCCCCAGCAGTAGCTGGCAAAATAGACCCTGATCAATTACGTCAGGCAATGGAGCAAGTTAACGAATGACAGACTCAGTGAACACACACCAAGAACAGCCACCAGAATCACAGGAGCATATTGATGCTATGTTGAAGAAGGTAGAGGGACAAGCACCCTCTGACCGTCCTGACTGGTTGCCTGAAAAGTTTAAAAGTCCAGAAGATATGGCAAAGGCTTACTCAGAATTAGAGAGTAAGCTTGGTAAGGGTACTAAAGAAGAGACCCAAGAAACAGAAGAACTAGCTGAACAAGTAAAGCAGACTAGCTCTGAAGTTTCCGAAGCCCTAGATTCCAAGGGTCTGGACTTTGATGTCTTTCAACAGGAATATCTAGACAACGGAGAACTATCTGCTGATGCTTATACAGCGTTAGAAGAAGCTGGGTTCTCTCGTTCTCTAGTAGATAGCTGGATTGAAGGACAAAATGCCCTATCCTCTAAAGTAGAATCAGAAATGTATTCTCTTGTAGGAGGACAGGAGCAGTATGTTGAAGTTATAAAGTGGGCATCAGAAAGTCTTCCTGAATCGGAGATTGATGCCTTTAATGCAGCAGTAGATACACAGAACCCTTCTAATATTAGGTTTGCTGTGCAAGGACTTTACGCACGTTATCGTTCAGAGGCTGAACCAAATCTCCTTCAAGGGGGAACTGGTGCGGTATCCTCTGGTGGGAAGTTTGAAAGCAATGCAGAATTAACTGCTGCTATGCGTGACCCTAGATACGCTAAGGACTCCGCCTACAGGCAACAAGTCGCTGATAAGTTGGCTCGTTCTAGCCTGTTCTAAATGTTGCATGGGATTGGGGGTTGTAATAAATGAACCCCCTCTCCTTCTAAACACATCTATCTGGGTGTGCTTAGAAGGGGAAACCCTACCTCAAGTTATTACTGACTAAAATAACCCTGACCCCTTGCGAGGGACAATCTAGGCCAAAACGTGTTGGTGGTGCTGAGACAATTAACTCAACATTATCTTTTAGAAAGGGATGATATTATGGCTTCTGCCGCTTCAAACCCTGCATATAGCGTTAGCTTTCAGGGACAAAATAATAACACAGGTGACGTTCGTGACTTGTTTCTAAAACTCTATGCTGGTGAGGTTCTCACTGCATTTGAGGAAAAGAAAGTAATCATGGACAAGGTACGTACTCGTACCATCTCAAAAGGTAAGTCTGCCTCATTTCCAATGACAGGCCGTGCTTCTGCTGAGTACCTGACTCCAGGGAATGAAATCACTGGTGGTCAGATTCGTGCTGGTGAACGCATTGTCACTATTGATGATCTGCTGATTAGCTCACAGTTCATTGCTAATATTGACGAAGCAATCAACCACTACGATGTTCGTTCAATCTACTCAAAGGAAGCTGGTATTGCACTGGCTAATGAAGCTGACCGTAACGTAGCTCGTATGCTGGTTAAGGCTTCTTTGTCAACCAACACTACTCGTGCTGCTGGTCTTATTCAGGACTACAAGTCATTCACTGAAGAAGACTTCACAGACAACGTAGTAATCGGTGACAACGCTGCTGACGATCTGGTAGCTACCGACATCGCACAAGCTATCTTCAACGCTCGTAAAGAGATGGAGAAGAAGAACGTACCAACTGACGGTGCTGTAGTTATGCTACCACCAGACCAGTACTACGCACTGCTTGATGTGACCGATGGTAACAAACTGGTTTACATGAACCGTGACTTCGGTGGAACAGGTTCTATTGCTACGGCAACTGTACCTTCAATCGCTGGTATGCCTGTTTATATGTCAAACCACGCTGATGTAACTAACCTCTACACCGCACTTGCTGCTGGTGCTGGAGAAGGTGTAACATCAGACAACGCACCTCTGGCTAACACTGCTGGTTCAGGCCGCACTACTCACTATGACTTGCCTACTTCTGACGTAGACGGTGCAGACATGGTGGCTCTTGCTGCTCGTATCCGTGGCTTCGTGTTCACACCAGACGCTGTTGCTACTGTTAAGCTGATGGACTTAGGCCTTGAGTCTGAGTACCAGATCAATCGTCAGGGTACACTGATGGTTGCTAAGTACGCTATGGGACATAACGTCCTGCGTCCAGCTTCAGCTATTGCTCTTCTTGAGTATGCCTAAATAATAGAGGGGAGAGGCTTCGGCTTCTCTCCTTTTTTTTTATTATGCACGTTTTTCTTTTACTAGTATACTTGGGAGTAGGAGATGACAGAGTACTAATCAGTAATGATATGTACTTTAGGTCAATCCTTAATTGTAACTTTTATGCGTCTGAAGTATCTAAGAGATATGGTAACTTTCAGTACCATGACTGGATGGATAATAGAGATAGGGTAACTGCTTACTGTGTCCCCAAATATATTAAGTCTGGTTCTGTGGAGGTCTACTAATGCTTTTAGAATTACAAGCCGCCAATGCCGCTTTCGCTATCATTAGAGAAACGGTTATGAATGGAAAAGACTTACTTAGTGCTGGTTCTGCTATAGCTGACTTTGTTAATGCTAAAGAAGACCTTAGGCAAAATAGTGAGAAAAAGAAAAACTCTGTGTTTGCTTCTAATGATTTAGAAGAGTTCCTAGCCTTAGAAAAACTTAAAGAACAAGAAGAAGACCTGCGTAAAATGATGCAGTGGTATGGAAGAGCTAATCTTTGGAATGACTGGCAGAAGTTTCAAGCAGAAGCTAGGAAAGAAAGACAGAGACAAAAAGAAGCACAACTTAAAAAACGACAGGAACGTATAGAACTTATACAATTAATTATTGTAGGTACAATACTTGCTGTTGGTGTAGCTGGCCTTCTCTGGTGGGCTTTGTGGTTAAGAGGTAATTAATATGAAGAATATGAAAATCAAAAAGTCTCGCGTAAACGAGGCTGGTAACTATACCAAACCCACAATGAGAAAAACCCTGTTTAATAAAATCAAAGCAGGAACAAAGGGTGGTAATGCTGGTCAGTGGTCAGCACGTAAGGCACAGATGCTTGCACGAGAATATAAGGCTAAGGGTGGGGGATACACCTCATGAAGAAGCCACAAGAAAGTTTGAAGAAATGGACAAAGCAGAAATGGCGCACTAAGTCTGGTAAACCATCTGGTAAAACAGGTGAGCGTTATCTACCAGAGGCTGCCATCAAGTCTTTGTCATCTGCTGAGTATGCTGCTACTACTCAAGCAAAGCGTGAAGGTACACGCAAGGGTAAGCAGTTTGTACGTCAACCTCTAAAGATTGCTAAGAAGACAGCAAAGTATAGGAAGTAATTATGCCAGAAGTAGGTGGAAAGAAATATAAGTATACCAAAGAAGGTATGGCTAAAGCTAAAGCAGAATCCAAGAAGACAGGTAAGAAGATGTCTTTTGGTGGTATGCCTCAGAAACAGGTAGCTGCTATTATGGCTAAGTATGGAAAGAAAAAGTAATGGCTATTAAACACGCAGGAGAAACCTTTTCAGGTGTAAACAAACCAAAGCGAACACCAAGTCATCCTAAGAAATCTCATGCGGTGTTAGTCAAGAAAAATGATAAATTAAAGATTATACGCTTTGGTCAAAAAGGTGTGAGTGGTGCTGGTAAAAATCCAACTACTGCTTCAGAGAAGGCAAGACGTAAGTCCTTCAAAGCACGTCATGCAAAGAATATAGCCAAGGGTAAGACGAGTGCGGCTTACTGGGCTGATAAGGTAAAGTGGTGATATTATGGCAGCTACAACAAAACTAGATGCAGTCAATACAATGCTTTCTGCTATTGGTGAAGCACCAGTCAACAGCCTTTCTTCTGGTTTGGTTGAAGCTGAAATCGCAGAAACAATACTAAACACAACTAATCGTGAAGTACAGTCACAAGGCTGGCACTTTAATACAGAATATAATAAATCATTTGCAAAAGATACAAACGGACATATTGTTATTGGCGTTGATGTTCTTCGTGCAGATGCAACACTACAAGCAAACGGTAAAGACTTAGTACAACGTGGTACTAAAATGTATGACAGAAAGAACCATACATTTGTGATAGGTGCTGCTGCTAATCTTGATGTAGTAGTAGAACTAGAGTTTGAAGATTTACCTGAAGTAGCTAAGAGATACATTACACTAAAAAGCACAAGGGTCTTTCAGGATAGAGTGGTAGGGTCTAATACTCTACACGACTTTCAGAGAGAAGATGAAGAACGTGCTTACTTTGAATTAAAACAGTTTGATAAAGCTACTGAGGATGGTAAC